AACTCTAAAGGCAAGACTATTAATCCCTGCTGCAAAGTCAACGATATCGTCCATTTCAAAAAGCAATACTTTACTTTCTGGGAACATGAAGGAAAGAAATTTGTGTTCTTAACTAATGAGGATATTATCGCCAAAGAGGAAAAAATTGATTAAGAGAGTCTTTGGAAATCGTAAGAGTAATTTTATATGTTCATTCTGCCACGCTAAGTTTGCAGATTATCGCAGCCACCGAACAGGGTTAAAAACATATTGCAATATCGAATGCTACTGGAACTCTATCCCTGGAAGAAAAAACTTAATGGACCATAAAGGTAAATGGAGAATTTGCCTGGGAGTAAAATGTCGTGGTAGAAAAAAGTTCTTCTCAGTTTCACTGTCTAACAGAGTCTGTTCTAAATGCAAACTCTTAATGGAGGGAGTTACTGAAATAAACTTATTTTGACTTTTCGCTTGAACTTTAGGAAAAAAGTTGTATATTCACATTCGATAAGTATTGGCCTCAATATGTCCGCAGATTCCAAGTCAGCTAAACGATAATTTGCATGAGACTGAGAGGCCATAAAATTTAATTCTCCGACGGGAGAGCCAACAAGATTTTAAAGGGCAGTTCTAGTCGACTAGCTAGAGCTGCCCTTTTTGTTGGTACTCAAATTATGCTTAACTCAATCCTTTTCATTTTAGCAATCCTTATCGGGGGATGCACTATGAACCTCCCTTACTCCGGCATGACTTATTGCCAAACCGAAACATTAGACACTAACTTTGAACAAGGCACTTATTCCAAGAACTGCGTTTTGACTGAATATATAGACCTTGAAACTTACAATTATAATTGTAATTGGGAAAAAGTTAAATGAGTGTTAGGAGGATATAAGTTTGGCTAAATCTATTACTGACAGACCCTTACTAAAACCTGGGCCAAGAAATCCTTCAAAGTATCGTCCTGAGTTGTGCGAAAGCCTTATCTCTTTTTTTGAAATTGAACCTATTGTTTATATCAAAGAGGTAACAACTTATAAAGACGGAACTACTAATGAAAAAGAAGTGCCTCGTGCTAGTTCTACTCCTTACCTTATCCATTGGTGTAGGCAAAATAATATCTGCCCGGATACTATTGCCGAATGGAGATCAAGATATCCAGAATTTTGTCGATCCTTAATAATTGCCAAGCAGTTACAAGAGGCCTTCATAGCCGAATGTGGGTTAAAAGAGGCTCATAATGCGTTCATGTCTTTCCAGGCGTTAAAGAATGTTTCTGGGTGGAGAGATAATCGGGAAATCGAGGTTACAGGCGATTTATCGGTTGAAATGAACGAAATAATGAAAAAGTATGGGGCAGAGAATGTTAGAGACTTTAAAGAGAGACTCAGGCAAGCCCTTAACAATTGATCTTTATAATTTTTCTTTTCCAGAAGTACAGCGGGATATCCGAAGAGTTTGCGAGATAGATCCTTTGGCGTGGTATGAGTTATTCGGTTTGCAGAAGCGTTTCCATGACGATCAAAAAAAGACCAAACTGCTTTGTGGAGGAAATCGATCCGGTAAGTCTCAGGGTGTCGCGTACCATATAGTTGACAAAATAATCAAGAATCCTCGGCAGAAATGGTGGGTTGCTGGTGAAACATTTCAAGATAGCGTTAATATTCAGCAGCAGAAGATTTGGCAGTTGATACCTAAGCACCTGATTAAGTATGGCAAGTTTGACGTTATAAACGGATTTGTTAATCGTAAACTTCTTTTAACGAATGGCTCTTTGATAATCTTCAAGTCTTTTGATCAGCACCGCGAGGCTTTTCAGGGTGACGCGGTAGATGGCTGCTGGTTAGATGAGGAACCGGATTACGATATCTACCAAGAGTGTCGCATGAGGCTGATTGATCGTAACGGAGAAATGGTTATAAGCATGACAAGCCTCAAGGGTATTACTGAGTTATTGGCAGAGTTGTTCGAGGATCATGACGTTATTGAATCTCAATTTTGCCAAGAGTTAAACAGAGAATTGCCAAGAATAGCTGAGAAGGCTGGGAATAGGCTCTATTTCCTATGGACAACCGAGAATCCATATATTCCTCAAGACCGCGTAGCGTATGAAGCTAAGTTAATGACAGCCCAGGAAAAGCTGGCGCGGATTTACGGTATTCCGATGAACTTATCGGGCAAGATTTACTCGTCATTTAATAGAAAGATTCACGTTATTGATTGGGAGGGCGTACCTGAAGGTTCATGGAATTTATGGATGGTGTTAGATCCGCACGACAGGAAGCCCTGGGCAATAGGTTGGTACGCGATACATCAGACCGGGACCGTGTACCAAATCGACGAGTACCCGAACCGCGACTTTAATGAGATGACAGGTGATGATAAGACTTACGGCGATTATGTCGATCTTATCAAGCAAAAGGAAGAAGGGTTAAAGGAGATTTTCGGGGTTGGAATAAGCAAGCGAATACTAGATCCGAACTTCGGTAACAAAACGGTGCAGTTAGCTGAGAGGCAGGGAGGGCAGAGTAAGACAACACCTAAGAAGGAACTCGAAAAACGGGGATTAAGGTTTACTGATGGGATAGATGCACTTGAAGCAGGTCACTTAAAAGTGCGGGAGTTTTTGAAGTGGGAGGAGAAGGATGGAGAGATTATTTATCAACCCCGGTTTTTTATTCTTAGTCATTGTCACAATAGCATTACTCATCTGTCACGATACTCACGGAAGGACATTATAACTTCAGATGGTGATGTAAAAGACGATGTTAAGCCGAGAGAAAAATATAAGGATTTCTGCGATTTGGCAAGGTATCTCGCGATGGCAAATCCTAGATATATTATCCAAACAGAATTTAATCCAGAAACAAAGAGGGTTTACTAATGGAAGAAAACTTATTACCCAAGACACCTGAAGAATTAAAAGCTGAAAAGATCGCAGCGTTCAATACTAACCCAGACACGTTTATTGCGCTAGAAGACGTTATTCTTGGCGCTTTACGTGGTCCTAGCGGGATCATGATTTGTGTGGGAAGGACCAATAGGTCAACGCTCGAGATTGCGTTATCACGGGTCAATTTCAGGGCATTTCAGACGTTTATAGGCATGGATATCGCAAGCCAAGAAGAAGCTAAGAACATTCTCATTCCTGGTGGAAATGGCAAGCATGGGATATTTGATTTTGTAAGAGGGAGGAAAAAGTAATGTCACCCTTCAAAAGTCGTAAACAACAAAAATGGATGTTTGCAAATAAGCCCAAGATGGCGAAAAAATGGGCGGATGAAACGCCGAACATAAAATACCTACCTGAACAGGTAAAGAAGAAAAAGAAACGGCACATGAGGTTTGTGTAATGGACAAAATCAGATCAGAAACGAATGTCCCAGATAAGCAAGAATCTAATCCATTAAACCCTATGGATAAAGCAGTTGAACGTATCGGCCCGGATATTGAGACAGATAAGTTCAGCGAAGAAGAGCAGCGTGAAATAGTGAGAATGGTAAAGCTCGATGCAGAGAACGACATTAAGAACCGTGATAATTGGCTTCAGCAACGAGTATCAGACCTCAAGCATTACAACAACGAGAAGCCGTCGATCCTTGAGAATTTAGATAAAGAGGATTGGCAATCAGACCGCAACTTAGGGATGTGTCCAGCAACGTGCGATATTTATCAAGCGACGCTCAAGGCAACGTGCTGGAACCCTGAGACTATCCATTTCAGATCAAACGAATCAAACGACGTTGATCATAAATCTGATCTCGAGACGTTTACTAAATGGGCAGTAGGTAAGAACGAGTGTAACCTTGAGCCAGAAGTAGACGATTTTATTAATAATCGCGTTACCCAGGGCTTTAGTATTTTTAAAATATATTGGATGGTTTGGTACGAATGGATTGATCGCAGAATCCCGAAGTATGGTAAAGACGATAAAGTTTCTGGGTATGACGTTAAGACCGAGCATAAACGATTTGAACGCGGAGTAATGGAAAACGTCGCTAATCTCGACGACATATTAATTCCGAATTTCGGGAAGAATATTCAAGACCTCAATCATATCATTCAGGTTTTACATTTAACGGGAGAAGACCTTTTAGATTATTCAGACAGGAACATTTTCACGAACTTAACGAAAGAAACGATTAGTAAACTCAAGAACGCTTGTTACGAACACAATCTCAATGTTTTAGGCAAAGAGAAAATGCAGCAGTTGGGAGTCAATAGTTCTGCGGAAATAACCTCGGCTGATTTAAGAGTGTTTCCAGTTGACGTTTTTGAATGGTATGGAACGTATAAGAAAGGCGGAAAGACTGAGAAGTTTAGGTTTCATGTTGAGCCAGCACTAGGAATATTCCTCGCGGGAAAACCGCTAAGAAAGATCACAAAGACCGGGAAGTACCCGTTTGCCGGTGGCGCGTTAATTCGTCGGCCAGGAACGATCTTGGGTAAGTCGTTACCGTCATTAATCTCGCCGATAGTCAACGCTTTGAATAATATTTATAACCAACGCAGCGATTTCCAGTATGTCGAAAACTGCCCGTTTGGTTTCTTTAAGCCAGATGAGAATTATACAAAGCAAGAATATAAGTTAAAACCTGGCGTACTTTATCCTTCAGACAATCCGAATGATATTAATATGCCGAATCTGGGAAGGTCGATGGCATGGGCGGACTTTGACATTCAGTTTCTTATTCAGATGCTAGAAAGATTAACTGGCGCAGCGTCGTTTTTTATGCAGAACGATTCTGGCGTTTCTGGGACAGCAACTAGAGACAGAATAATCAACGAGAAATCAGAGATTAAGTTTAGTTTGTGGGTAAGTCGGATTCTCTTGGACGTGGGGGAAGCATTGACGATGTTAGTCAATCTGTATCAAGACAATGCGCCAAGTGATTTAGGTGAACGCGTTATTGGCGAAGACGGGAAGAAACTATTTCCTAATCTCTCGGTAGAAACTATCCGTGGCGGGTACGACGCGTATTTAACTGAAGACATTATTGCCGGGTCTAAAGCGTACGAGAAACAGTTGGCGTTATGGGGGTTTGAGAACCTTAGTCAAACGATATGGATGGATCCTCGAATTAATCCGTTAGGCAGTTGGAATTTAGTGGCTGATACGTG